ACAAAAAACTGGCAGTGTTTGTCAATTTTCATGGTATTGTGATCACACATTTACCTCAAAGCGCTTGACAATCAAGGGTACTCCGTTGTATAATGAGATATTGGAAATTTCAACAAACATATTTTTAAATTTTGAAAGAATACAAGATGTGACAAATGGCGCAACCTATTACCATGCTGATTATGTGAGTCCTGGATGGACAAAACTTAAAAAGGAGAAGCAAATTGGCCGGCATATTTTCTACAAAAGCAAGGGAGATAAAATTGACAGAAACAAAGGAATTATCTAAAATGAATAAAGATTTGATTACGATATCTGTATCGGTAATAATCATGGTATGTACCGCAACCGTTGGTTATATCGTGTATAATATCAATGATAGAAACAACATGGCGAGAAACATTGAGGCAGCAATTACCAAAGGTGTTGACCCGCTATCTGTAAAGTGTGCATATGAAACGAATGTGAATTCAGTTTGTATTGCATATTCGCTCGGCAAAAAATAAATTAAGGAAATATATTATGGCTATTCAGCAAATGAGTGTTAATCTACTATCAAACCCAGCAGACCGTGAGAAGCTGTTGAAGGTTATCCGTGAGTGTTCAGATGCAATGATTCGTGCAGCTGCGGAAAAAGATTTTATCAAAGAAGCAACTACTGATATCAGTAAACAGTTACAGTTACCTAAGAAAATTGTGCAAAGAATGGTTAAGGTTTACTTTAAACAAAACTATGATGAAGAAGTAGCTGTACATGACCAATTTGAAACTTTATATGAAACGGTGGTGAAATAATGCCTAAATTTACTTTAACATGTGAGCATGATGGTCCTGTTGGATCAACAAATACTTTGGAGTTTGAAGCTGACTATCTACCAACGGTGCTTGAACACTTTAGACAATTCTTAAAGGGTTGTTCATTTGAGTTTGACGGTGAGTTGGAAATTGTTGATGTTGATTACAGCTACAGAGAACCAGAACCCGATTATGATGATGAATATGAAGAAGACTCGGATGTTGGTGAACAAGTGTTTGATACTATGGTTTCATCATTATCTGGTCAACCGCAAAGTGTAAACAATAATGACCATTATTATCCAAGCACAACTTATTCGTCAAAGATCGTATCACCTAATCCAGAAATATGTTCAGTATGTGGTCTCTCAAAGAAAATCATGGAAAGAAATCCTTGCTATGATCCAAAATGTGGACTTTTTAAATAATGCCAACAAGAGATGAGATGGCTAAGTTTGCTAAATCAATTGATTCTATAGTGTCTAGAACATCATATAATTATATTGAAGCTATACTTGAGCATTGTCGTGAAACTGGTCTTGAAATTGAGATTGCAGCTACTCTTATAAATGCAAACCTCAAATCTAAGATTGAAAGTGATGCAATGGATAATAATATGTTAAAAGAAAAAGGTTCTAGATTACCAATATGACAGGTTACGAAACCTTTGGTTTATATCAGGCACTTAAATTACACTTTACGCAAGAATCTTATGATTATTTCAAATACAATGGTAAAACCAATGTGAGTATAACAACTTTTGATAATCGTAAAGACAAGTACCATTTCCATAAACTATCTCGTAGACTTTCACAGAAAGATGACATGATTGATTTCATTGTTGCTAATTTTGTGGAAGATGAGCAGTCATGGGTCGGTTCTTTATTGACAGAAGAAGCTGAAGTGAATTATCGTAAACACCAGAAAGTGATTCAGTCAATGTCATATACATTTGAAAGTGAATGTCGGAATGTCTTTAGTGGCATTGATAATCCAAATGAAGTATTGGCAACCGATGGTGACTATCCGGTTCTTTTGAAGTCTGGCCTTAGGAAAGAAGTATCGATTGAAACTGTTTGTCTACTCAATAATATTCTTGGATTTGTACCGATGTGGACAAAGAAGATTGCCGATACGATTCATTGGCCAAATTATCGGATGAAATTGCTCAAGTATGCCGCATTTCTTCCTAAGGATGATGTAAAATACAAGTTACTGTTAAAGAAAGTTTTAAACACATGAAGATTAAAAAGATTTACCTTGATATGGATGGCGTACTCTGCAATTTTGAAAGCAAGTTTTTAGAGTTATTTGGCCAAGGCACATTAGGTATGCGTGATCGAAAAAACTTCTCAACAAACTGGCCAAGGTTTATTGAAGAACAACAATTCAAAGACCTAGATTGGTTCCCCGGTGGTAAAGAATTGATTGATTTCATTAAAGACTATCCACATATCCAAATTGAAATATTATCATCATCAGGCGGTCTTAGTCACCATGAAGATGTTAAGAAACAAAAGAAACATTGGTTAAGAAAAAATGGAATTTCTTACCGAGCAAATATTGTGCCAGGCCGTTCTTTGAAAAAAGATTATGCGTCACCTGATACAATACTAATTGATGACACCGAAGATGTTATCAATAGCTTCAATCGTGCCGGAGGCATTGGTATTCTACACAAGGATATCGGTGAAACTCTAACACAATTGAAAACCCTACTTGTCTGATGACTAAATAAAAGTATATTATGACAATGTGGATAAAAAAATACTACGCAATACAATTTATACAAGGAAAAATATATGACTTCATTTGCAAATCTTAAACGCAACCGCAACGATTTTGATAAACTATCAAAAGCAGTCGAAGCAACTTCAGCAGGCACTTCTGAAGCAACCTCAAAAGACGACACAAGACTCTGGTATCCAGATGTTGATAAAGCTGGCAATGGCATGGCAATGATTCGTTTTTTGGCGGCACCAGCAGTTGATGGTGATGATGCACTCCCGTGGGTGCGAACATTTAGCCATGGATTTCAAGGTCCAGGCGGATGGTTCATTGATAACTGTTTGACTACTCTCAATGAGAAATGTCCAGTTTGTGAACACAATTCCACATTATGGAATTCTGGAATCGAAGCTAACAAAGAAGTTGCTCGTAAACAAAAGCGCAAGCTGAGTTATGTTGCAAATGTTTTGATTATTTCTGACCCAAGCAATCCATCCAATGAAGGACAAATCAAGCTGTATAGGTTTGGTAAGAAAATCTTTGATAAGATTACTGAAGCAATGAATCCTGAATTTGCTGATGAAACAGCAATTAACCCATTTGATTTTTGGGAAGGTGCTAACTTCAAGTTGAAGATTCGTAATGTCGAAGGCTATCGCAACTATGACAAATCAGAATTTGCTGATAAGTCGGCATTGTTTGATGGTGATGATACGAAATTGGAAGAATTGTGGAAGAAAGAATATTCTCTGAAGGAATTTACAGAGAAGAAGAACTTCAAACCATATGAGCAACTCAAGACCCGCCTGGATAAGGTTCTCGGTTTTAGTGGTGCACCAATTGCAAAGACTAAGGCTGAAGATACTTCTGAAAATTTCAGAGGTGATACATCTGTTCTGGATAAACCACTACACGCTGATGATGACGGAGATTTGGATTACTTCAAGTCTCTTGCCGAAACTCAGTAAAAAATACCCATGCAAGTGCAACCCCGCTTCGGCGGGGTTTTTTATGCGGATCCATATATGGATCTTTCCATCAATTGTACCATTGCATTATCGTAGACTGAAGCAATATTTGATGCTCCTGGTTGGCCAGCATTTGCAACGGTATTATTGGTAATATTCGTTTGATTTGGAGCAAATTTTTCTTGCATTGCTCTCAATACATCCTCATAATTACCAGTTAAAGATCCTAATAACGATCCAGCATTAGGTATAGATGCCATTAAAGTTGCCAACGGAGATGGAGGTAATTTTGGTGGTGGATTATTTTGTGCAAATGCTGTTGCTGGTTTCTCATAGGTCGGAACTTGGCCTGGTGCTCCTGGTTTTATTCCTTTTTGTTTCTCAGCAAGTGCTGTTAATGTGTTAACATAATTTGGATCTTCAGCATAACCACCTTTTTTGAGAGCAGTAAAAAATTCTCTATCACCTAGCTGTTCTTGGCCAATGCCTTGTTTTGCATATCGTGGATTTTTTAATTGTTT